CATACCTCCGGCTGGACGGGACAAGCCCGCCAGCCTTTTGTTAGATTACTAGTTGTTGCAGTCTTTGCAAACGTACTCATCGGCGTATCCACAGTGGTTGACTACTACGTTTTGGCCACCGCATTTGAGACAAATTAATTGAAATGTTGCCAGCATTGTACCCTCCGTAATCTAACCACGACGCGGTACACAGGCCGGGAAACAGCCCCCGGCTGGTGCGCTTAGTCGTTATGTCATTTGTTTGAGCAATCGTCTTCATGCCCACATTCAGGGCATTTATCGCAGTCCCAACAGACGCGGAATTCGTCGCGGTCGAAGTCGTTGAGTCCACATTCGGAGCAGGCGTTGCCATCCTCACAACTCCATTCCAGCAACCGGAGCACCCGCCAATCAGAACAACAGCCAGCAGTTTCGCCGGCCAGATGATCCGCTTTCGGATAGCGCTTCACTCTCAGTTGTAAATACTCCTCGAAACCAGAAAAACCGGGATGTTTCCACGCCTCTTTTTTTGCCTCTTTTGCCGTGGCAGCAAAAATCAACTCAGAATATTCGGAACCATTGTCCCCTTCGCAAACTGTGTACGCTTTCAACATCTCTCCGCTACGTGGTAATTCTGATTTCAACTGGCTAATTCTCTGCCGTGACACTCCAAATTTGCGGGCTAAAGCTGATTGGCAGACACCCTGTAAAATACGCATCTTGATGTACAAGGTTTCCTCTTCGGTTAGTTTGCGGGAGTTGTCGCCTCTCATATGCCCAACTTATCTGCTATCTGGGTAACAGTAAAACCACCGATCAGTGGGGTTTCTTTCGCCTGTTCCAGTATATCAAGGCATTTCTGTTGATCACCTATCATTGCCGGACCTTCCGTAATACCAAGCCGCACAGGGTCAGAATAACCGGCCAGATAACCTATGTGTTTCATGTTGGATCGCTTGAAGGCAATATAGTGCTTTACAAAGTCTTTCAGAAACCACTGCATCTGGTCGATCAGTAACTCTGAACACATCTTTTGCCAACCGCCGAAACCCTGCTGAATGACAGCCATCGTAACCGGATCGTCAAAAACAACGCTTCTAGCACCTCCATACCTTGTGACAGTCTGCCAAACGATTGATGCTTGGACATCCGCGCAATCTTCCGCTTTGCCGCCTACAGCGTCTCTAATTTCTCCAATTTTAGGAAATGATGCAAAAGTGCGAGTTTTGATTAACAACCACGCGGCCTTCTCTATTTCCTCGATTGCGATATCTTCCAACCCTTGAGCATAAATCTTTTCTTTGAGAGTTGTAGATTCTTGGCCGGACGCCTCTCCGAGCGCAATCATCACGTCGATAAAACGATAATTGTTGACATGGTCATGTAGCATCTATCACCTCCTGTTGTTGCGCCCGTTGTCTTAGTTCTGCTGATCTCATCAAAGCGCCCATGACACCTTTGGACGCATATCCTTCGGGGATAATCGTATCTGTTGGTTCATCTTCCCAGCATCTTTTTTTGATATATCTTTCAGGATCCAGAATAAAACCCTCTTGCCACTTCTTTGACGTCTTTTGCCATTCCAAAGATTCCAATACTTTTTCTAAAGGCGGTTTATGTTTTTTCCATTCCAACCAAGCCGACCCTTTTGCTGTTTTCTTTGGATAAGATTTCCAAAAAGTCACAAAATCGTCCGAGTATTCGGACAAGGGTTTTAAGGGTCTTTCTTTTGGTTCTGTTATTGTTTCTGATACTGTACTGTTTCTGTTACTGCTATTACTACTGATACTGATACTGGTTGACTTTTGTTGCAACACATCTGAACATTTGTTCAACATATGTTGACTTGTGTTGACCTTTTGTTGAACACTTGCTAAACCTGCTTTTGATCTCTTTGCCCTGAAAGCATCTGATTCTCTTATTATTTCTGCTGCAAGTGGTATTTTAGCGGTTTCAGCATCATCTCTTCGCAGATCGTCAAAGAATTGTAAAAACCATTCTTCCTTATTTGAAGCAAAAATCACTTCCCCAAGAACCTCGTTCGGATTAATACGATAAAAAAAGTTTTTCCCCTTCTTCAAAACACACCTCCTGGTCAACTGCCGCACCAGTTGGAAAAATTAAACCCCGCTGGCTTGTGGTGGCAAGCCGAACGGGGTTAGGTTATGGACTACGCCCTATTCACTCGGATAGTAGCTCGTCCAGACTGTATTCGAGTTCCACCAAACTCACAGTTAATATTCAATTTTAATCATTATACCACAGATAAAACACATTGCAAGCGGGAGTTAAATTATTTCTGACTTTTCCACTTTTCAAACGCCGCCCAGGTTTTCCGCCCAGGGACCTCGATAGGCTTAATCGTAGCAGCCGACCGGTAGAAAACCGGACCCAAATATCTATGCCAGCACATCCAAATCTTAGCACCGTACGGACGGAGATCGACAAACTCACTGCCGCAGAAAAATTCATGTTCAACCCTAATGCACGGCATCACGCCTCCATTAACCGCGTAACCGCATTTATAATAACCCGATGAATCGTGGTTGCATACTCTGCTATATCAGGAAAAATTACGAACCGCCATAAACCGGTTAAATCACCTTCGTCATCAGTATCGGTATCAAGAACACAATGGAACCCTTTATGTTTTAATACCGGCAGCAACAATATCATTGATTTATCATCATCTACATTAATTCGATTCCAACGAAATTCATTGTAGATATTGAATATATCGGGCGGTAGGTTTTTGGGCAATTCCCCGTCAGCTATCCATTCCGCAATTTTATAGCGCATTACGCCTCCACATCGATATATTCCGAAGGCAACCCCCTCGGATAATGGCTGTCCAGGAACTTGTCATACTCCCGGCATCGGGAAATGTCGAACTGCTTTTCAATAGCCTCCAATTCAATAGCAGCCCTCGCAACGCTCTCGGGTATCTCTGTAGTACCGTAGATATACCTCCGGTACTGTTCGTAGTCTATACCCAGGCACAGGGCTATTGTCGGGCCATCAAACTTGATGCGTACTTGTATTGCTTTTAGCTCTTTTGGGGTCATGTTGGCCTCAGAGTACAAAATTGATAAATTTTGGTGATGGTTTGCATCAGTCAATCCCCGTTTAACATCTCTTTGTAAAATGCTTTCGTTGTCGGAACACCTTCAATAAGTGAAGGCTGTGACTTGTTAAGAAGGTCTTTGCTGCATTGTTCTTGCTTCCTTTTTTCTCGCTGCAGTTGTAACCGCACAATTCTTTCTTTTTCAGTTTCCCGAGTTGTGCGGATTTCAATCCCTTTGAGTTTTTTCAGTTTCCCGAGTTGTGCGGATTTCAATCCCTTTGAGTTTTTTCAGTTTCCCGAGTTGTGCGGATTTCTTAAAAGTTCCCATCACCTTCCCGTCAACCACAAGAATTCGCTTTTCCATGCTTTACCCTTTCTTGATCTCAATTCTAAACACAGTGCTCACCCATTGGCCAGTGCATACAAAACCCTGTTCTTGCTCCTCAATGACCACTTTTCGCGCTTCGTTTCTTTTCCGCACGAGCCTTGCTACCAACAGCGATAACAAAATATTTTGCTCAAGCTGGTTCAAGTTTCTTGGCCTTTTTGATTTGTAAATATTTACCGTAAGCTTCACTTTTCGGTTGAGTCAGCCCAAGCCCCTTGCACCACCAATCATTCCTTAAAAGTACCTTGCACAGCCTTCTCCAACTCGGGGCCCACTGTTGATCCTCTAGAACTTTTGGGGCTTCATCCGGTATTGAGTCAACATATCCCCTGGCTTTCCACCCTTTTATGAAACTTCTAAATCGCCCTGCATAATGATCTCTTGTGACTTGTGGCATAGTAGATAAAAGAAGATTGCAAAAACTCTTCCATGTATGGCCGTCCGGTTTTTTAATTTTGTTGTATCCATTTATATTGCCCGTCTCTTCAACGTACAAAGCACCTGAGTTAGCCCCGTTTACTCGACAAACCACCTTGTACCAAGTCTCGGGTTCAAGAATATGGTACAACCACAATCCGCGCCTTTGATCGTCTCCGTATGGCTGGCACAATCTCTGTTGACTTGGTGACACTCCGGCTTGATGCATCAAGGCATAAATTTTGTTGTATTCTCGGCATGGATTCTTAGCATGGTACGTCCAGATATCTTCTGTTTTCCAGTCGTAAATTGGATAGACGTTGTAGATTTCGTCAATGACTTTTGTAGTCCAACGCTTGTCATGGAAGACCTCTTTTTTATTAATTGCTATCGTCCTAAATCGGTTAAGACTCTCGTCGGCGCGTATACCGACAAAAGCGGCTGTCTTTTCGCCTTGGGAATACCAATCAGCGAAGAGTATAATAAACTCTTCAAACTCCATGCGAGGATGGAAGAAAGGAAAGAAGTTTATGTCCGAAATCACGTTTTTATGAGTAGGGAGTTCTCTGACCCAATCTTCTTTACGGTCCATATCCCAGCATGTCCAAGATGGTTCGAAGTTGCTGACGGCATTCCTGAGCGCTATAGGGAGGCATATCCAATACAGGTTAATGTTGCTTTTGTACCTTTCAAAGAGCACATTAGCGTTTTCGGAAGTGTGCCTGTATTGTGCTTCGAAGTCGATCAGCATCACAGCCACAGTGCGACCTCTTTTTATGGCTTCATCCATAACAAGATGCATCATGACGGTGCTATCTTTCCCGCCCGAAAAGCTAACAAAAATCCGCTCAAAATTATCAAAGGTATAAACGATTCTTTCCTTTGCGGCGGTTAAAACATCTATTCCGATAAACCGTTTAGTTTTCATATATCCTCAGTAAATGTTGGCTTCGGTTTTGGATTGTATTTGCTCCATCGTCAATTCAGGATAGCCGTTTTTTATCATCCAAATGTTGATGTATTTCAGGGCGGTTTCGTCGGCGGTTTTTTGCTGGTCTTCTGTGAGTAAATTATATCCGCCGCGATACTTAGAAGGAATACCAGAACAGACACATGCAGACGCTTGCCCCATCCACGCTATCCGGTTCATCTTCTCGTTTGTGAGGTAATGTTCACAGGAATTAACCCATTCCGTTATGACCCTATTTAGACAAGCTTCAAAGCGTGGAATGTCGGCTAAAAACGCCCTGTAAAATTCCTCCGCATCTTCTCGGGTCATTTTCCTTGGGGGGTTGTTCTCATAGAATCCAGCGGGATAGCATTCCCATTTGTCCCATGTGTGATAGATGCGGTTCATATGATATCGCCTTCTTCTAATGTGGCGAAGTCATCTTCACTAAACAATTCCGCCTCCCATGCTTCGCTAAATTCGGAATTTGAAAACACTTCTACAAGCCCAGTAATCTGGCAGAGGCGTAAGACTTCGTCCTCATCCATGCCTAGTTCTTTGCAAATACGAGTGTCTGACCAATTGCGCTTTTTGAGCTCCACGACGATATCAGACATTGACTCGATCTGGTGCTTGCCCCTTGCCCTGTTGTGTCGGATTGTGGAAGCTATGCGGTCGTTACGGCCCTCCCTGTCCTGTTTAATCTGGACGATTGGCAGGTATCCTTTTACTCTGTCTCTTACTTCTTCATTCTCTCGGCATACTCGATTACGGTGGAATCCGTCGATAACTTCTATTGTCTCTCCAGTATCCCAAGTAACTACGGGTTGAGTGTACCCGTCCGACAAAATAGAATGAGCAAGTAACTCCATTTCAACGGGAGCCACTTTGTTAGGGTTGTAATCGTTGGATTGTATCTTATCGGTTTTTACCCACCGGACAAAATCAACCGGCTCTGATTTCATGGGGCTAACTTGGTGAAGTTTTTCTCTGATGCGATTTATATGCTCCATCGCTGTGTCGGAATCCATACTTTGCAACCATGAGCATATCTCGTCAATTTGAGACAAGAACGAATATGGTTTAGAGCTAATGTCGAATAATGCCGGCTGTGTCATTCGGTGCTCCTACTTAAACGGGCAAGAGCGGAAATAGGTCGATCTGTTTCCAAGAGTTCAGCAGAAACAATATCCAAAGCTTTTTCGAGCTTATCAAGGTGTTCCCTTGCATCACCCATGCAACGGAACATTGCCACTTGTTTCTTCTTACCTTTTTCAACATATGTAAGCTGTGTTTTGCTCATAAAACCTCCGGTTAAAATGTAATGCACACTGAGAGGGAGATAAGGCGGATATCGGCGGCTACTGGCATTTAGTGGCCTCTTTAAAATACAAATCCAGCGCGCACCTGACAAGCTCCGAAACACCCTTGCCGGTCTTCTTTTTCTCTTCTTTGATCTTTGCCGTATACTGCTCAGGCAGGTTGATATTGTGGATTGCCATGTTGTATGCTCCCGGTAATAAAATTGAATTACTAATCAGACAATAAACAGGTATTGCGCAATAGTCAAACTAATTCTTTAAGTTTTTTCTTGTAGGTCGAGATTATTTCTTGCAGCTCCGGTACGGTGTATTTCTTTGGGTCGTGCGGCCCTTCAAGCCATGCAAGCGACTCTGCACCGATCTTCTTTAACAGCCTGATGCGGTACTCTACGATATTGCCTGACTTTTCCATGTTGCAGTTTTTGTTACATTGCAGATGCACATTCAGCGGTTCAAAACGGAGTTCAGGGCAGGCACCTACGGTGCGATAGTGACCGGCGCAATACTGAACGTTGGCCGTCGTGCCGCATGATATACAGGCCTGACCCTCGTCACGTTTGCGGATAAAGGCATTAAACGCGCTCTGAGCCTTCTTGACCCACTCCGCCCTACTCCTTGCCTGAACCTTCGCCTCCGAGTGTTTCTTGCGCTCTCCTTTGGCCTTCTCGCGTTGCATTAACTCAATGGCACAATCTGGATTGGTGCAGGTTTTCTGTGAGGTCGACCATTTGATATACGGTTCTCTGCATATTTTGCACTTCGTCGGGCGTTTATTCATTGCCCTTGATCCTATCCAGCCGCTTTGCTTCCAATCCGCCAGTAAACTGCACCGGCCCCGCTTTTTTGTTCCGTTTCAGCATGGAAAAAACAGCCTCAATGTGCGGTGCCGAACATGCCAGCAAATTATCATCCAGCACGTTCAAGCCTTCTGTTATCGGGAGTTCACGTATTGCGCCCTCACGCTTCGGAACAGAGCAAAACCAGCAACTATTCGGGCATCCCCGCGAAGTGAGGACGTAGCCCTGTTTCACATACCGCCCCGGCACGAACTCCCCGCCAGGTTCACCAGTGGCTGGCCCACCGAACCGAACCGGCGCAACGCATGACCACGCCTTCACCAGCCGTTCAGCAAGCGGCAAGTCCCAAGTGAAAGTACAGGACACATGCACCTCGTCTGCTTCATCGAAAAGCCCCGGTTCCGTTCCGATCCGCACCAGATCATCAACAGGTGTTGCATTTGTTTTGCGGGGGGAAACCCTAATTATTCGCATAAGTCCTCAATGGCCCGAAATATTATAACAAGCCGCCCGACACGGACGCGATAAACCCGC